ATCTTACGAGTGACAGTAGCATAAGCAATATCGTTCATAGCACAGAATGCACGAACCTCTGGTGTTGTGAACTCGGTGCCAAACTGTTTTTTTAATCCGTCGAATGCTTCTTGTTCGGTCATCTTTAATTCAAATGGGGCAGTCATGATGTAGTTAATTGATTTATATTATTATAATAATCGATTTTATGTCAGTTTTCAATAGATAGTGGACACTATTTCAACTGGTCAGAGTAGCATACCTGACAATGAATTAGGTGGTTTTAGTGCGTCCATATCGTCACCACCACCTTGTTGCATGTATGCATTATCTCCAAACATCAAAACATAAGAGTGTCTTTCTTCTTTTGCATCATAATCAACATGTGGTGCATGGATCTGATCACTATAATATATGCTGAATGTACCTGGTATTGTTGGTGCTTCTGCCACCTTTACCAGTGTATCATCCTCAACAAAGTTTCTAAATTTATTATCTGCTCTTCTTCTCCAATTAGGAACCGCAGCACTATACTCCCTTTCTGTCCAAGTATATTTTCCAGTTTTCTTATTGTAATAGAAACAAGTTTTGTTCTTAGGGTTATGTTCAGATAACCAACCATTACAAACTAGAACTCTACCACTACCTTCAAAACTGTCACTATGTGGAAATGCTTGTGCTTTGGTTGCATTAATAATTGAATGATGATAGTAATTAATATACGAAGAAACTGGGGTGTGCCACTTCTCCGTAGATAATGTATCTCTCAATTTTGAAACTAATGGATCAGGAACTTGACCCGTAAAAAACGGATTAAGTTTACTCATGATATTTGGATATACTGGACAGGATCGGACTACTTCTCTAAACATCTCAAAGTTCTTATAGACATTGCTGAGAATATAGTATCCAAATCCTGGTCCGTATTCGTAATATTTTTTATCTATTTCTTCAATAGGATTGATAGCAGATGCTTCTACTAGTTCATCAACACTCCAGATAGTTGCCATAATGTTAAATTATTACAATTTATTTAGGCGACCATTGAGATAAATTCTGAGAGAATCTTTTTGTTCATCTTCTTAGTTTTAAGTGACTTAGTAAATGCTCTCTTGATCTGTGCCTTGGTAGCATCTTCCTTAACTTCAAACTCTGTATCATTACTCAAAGCACTTGATGCGATAGCAAACTGTCTGTTGTAACCATATGCATCGAAAGAAACAGCACGATTCTTTCTCCAATCATTTAAGATGTCCTCATATTTGTTAGGGTCACATCCATCACGAAGGAAAGAGGCAAAGTCACGAGTAGCACAAACACGAATACCAATCAAGTTTACTTCTGGGAATTGATCATTGATATAGCGGTTGAAAGACTTTGTATGATTTCCCCACCAACTTGGAAAGGCATAGGAATGTCCATTCTTACGATTACGAAGAATCACTCTGTCACCAATACCACGAGTACCCATATGTGATTCATCGCTCCAAGGTCTCTTAACAAGAGAATTCATTTTACTGCATTGTGCTTCTCCATCAGTAAGAACAATACAGTGAACTTTCTGAAGTTTGTTCTGCTGTTTGAACTGAGGAATAATTGCATCAAGACATACTAGTGCTTCATTCAAAGGAGTTCCTGATAATCCAAGAGCATAAGGATAACTGTAATGTACATCATAGAAATTATGAGAGAATCCAGAAGCAATACGGAAAATTAATTTCATCTGTTCATTAAGTTCAGCAGTTCTTACTTTACTAGTGAACAAGTTGAGCATACTAAACTCTTCAGGAATATTGAATTGATTTGTTTTTACCTCATCGACATTCAACTTATTCTTGACTTCTTCCATAGTACGAGTTCTGAGTTTGTACTCATTAGTAAAGGCATAAACATCAAAAGGAATTTGACATTTCTTACAGAACCAAAGGAGATTGTACATCTGCTTCAAAGTTTCTAGTAATTGAGATGCCATAGAACCAGACCAATCAACTACAAATATCAATCCATGATTCTTACCATCTGGAAGTACTGTTACTTTTTTGAACACGTCTTCATTAAATCTGTAAGTGTGTAATAAAGCTGTATCGAGCACACCAGTACGACTAGTAGAAGCACGGGCATATGCGTCAGCAGATTTCTTACACTCGAATTCTTTGACAAGATAACTTACCTCCTTTTGTGCAGACTTTTTAAACTTTGCAAAATCCTCATCTACATCTGAGAAAAGTTTTGCTCCTAGACTAGGGTTAGACTCACTAATACGTCTTGTTTCTTCTGTCCAGTAATCATTTATTGTATTGTATATCTCTTCGTTAGAAATTACAACATTATCAATATTGATTTTAGGTAACTCCATATAGATAGGAGATCTGGTGTCCTGTACGTTGTTAAGTTCTGAGACATTCTTATTAAAGATATCATCAGTTCTTACTTCTTGCTCACCATAGAAACCACCACTCTTCTCACTCTTGGTTACTTTAGATTCAGATTCTGACTTCTCTGCATCTGGATCTTGTTTCTTTGATTCAACTTCTAGTTGATCAGGTTGATCTTCAGAATTAGGTTGATCATCAGATGATTCTGTAGGAGTAGATCCTCCTTCAAACTCTTCACCTTTATCAGGAGTAGGTAAATCCTGTAACATCTTTTGCTTTCTTTCGTTCTCTTCTTTTACATACTGGAAGATTTCATCAGCAACTTTAAGTGCATCATCAAAAGTTTCTGCGTCACGTACTTTCTCAACGAATGGTTTTTCTTCTTTACTGAAAGGAAGAGTAACAAAGTTACCAACCTTGAAATATAGATTGATACGGTCAATAAAAGTGTAAGTACTTAAGTCATCTTCTTTAAGTTCAAAAAAGTCTTGCTTATGAAGTGACTTGTAACCATTGAAGAATGTTTTAGTAAGACCTGCATATCTTCTCTTCATTAACTTCTCAACACGGGCATCCTCAGTGATGTTTACATAAGACTGTGGAAGATTTGGATAGGTTCTCTTCCACTCTTCTTGTGGAGTGTATAGAGCATGTCCAACCTCATGAGATACTAGTAGATCATATACAATATCTTCTGCCTTTTCCCAGAGTGGTAAAACAAGGGTACGAGTTTCAACGTTGAATGATGCAGTTTCTACTGCACGGTTTTCTACAATAAGGTTTTCTGTTGCTAGGAGTCTTGCAAGATGTCCCTTAACTTCATTAAATGCGTACATAGTTTTCGTTTCGTATATACCTATAATAACGAGAAAACCGCCCCTTGGGACGGTTTAGTAGACACTTTGTCAACTGGTTGCGTCTCTTCCTTGCTTGACGCAATGCCTGTGGTTTCAGGTGTCGTTTCTTTTCTTTCTTGGAGTGGTGTTGCCAGTTTGGAAGTTTCATTATAGTAGGTGACTGAATCCCTTGATCTTTTCAAATTTAATTGTTGCTGAAAATTTGTCAAGTAGTTCAGTTTTGTGTGAGATGATGAAAATGTTTGCTCCTTTAAGAACGTATCTAATGATTTTCATAAACTCATCTGTACCGAAAGTATCCAGTGAACTGTCAAACACCTCGTCCATGATTAGTAGATTTGTGTTAGTTGAGTTTTTAAATCGTGCTACCTCCCTCCATGTAAAAAGTAGTGCTAAGTCGATTCGCATTTTCTCACCTTCAGAAAATGAAGCGTATGAAAAGTCCTCATGGATGGGAGACTTTACGCTCTCGTTAAATTCCTCGTCAAGGGTGAAATTGATGTAAAAGTCCATCATCTGTAGATACCTATTGATCTGCTGATTAATAAGTGGCAGATACTTTTTGATGATCTTTGTTTTTACACCACCATCCTTAAGAAGGGAATACACGAAGTCATAATCACGTTCTTTAGTTTTTTGTTCTGTTATTTGATTGTAAGAAGACTCTAGATCTTGCTTAAAAGTTTCTAATTTCTCATGTTCAGAATTTTTGTTCTGTAAGTTACTGGTAATAGTTTGAATTTCGTTTCCCAGATTCTTGGATTGTTTATGAATCCCAGATATTCTAATATTATTGTTAGAAATTTCATGTGTGAGTCTAGTTACCTCCTTTGATAGTTCATTAAACTGACGCTCTCTGTCTTCTTCCGTTTTTATGGTTTCCAGTAGATCATCAAGACCATTGGATAACTCATCTAGTTTAGTTTGAGCATCAACAATTCTATTTAATCTAAACTCTTCTTCTATATCCTGAGTACAGGTGGGACAAACCGTATTTTCTTTGAAGAACTGGAGGTCAGTGGTTGCGGTTGATACTTTATTAGATACCCGACCTTTCAGAGTACCTAGCTTCTTGAGGTTCGTTGTTGCATTTGATACATCTGTCATCTTGTTAGAAATTGTTAACAATTCTTTATTTTTAACCTCATTACTTTCTAACAACTCCTCATTCTCAACGACTAATTCCTTAAGAGTATTCTTCTTTTTCTTAATTCTTTCTTGTCCCTGTTCCTCAAGTTCCTTGATAAAGTTTTTCTGCATAGAGATTTTATCAGTAAGATTCTCTTTCTTAAGATCAAGGACTTTAACATTTTCTCTAATACCTCTCAGTTTAGTTTTAACCACTTCATTCATTGAAGAAAAGATTTTAATGTCAAGGATATCTTCAATGACTTCCCTACGTCCTGGTGCATTCAATTGCATAAAAGGAACGAAAGAACTACTACCTAGAATGACTATCTGAGTAAAAGACTTAAAGTTAAGTTTTAAAATATTTTGTTCCAGATACTTTTGTTGATCTACTGCGTTTGCAAGTTGATCTAAACATTTACCGTTCTGGTGTATCTCAAAGACAGAAGGTTTCATTCCCCTTCTGACAAGATACTGTCTACTTCCAATAGAAAACTCAACCTCAACCATACAATCTTTTTCATTAATTGTATTAACTAATTGAGATTTATAGATCTTTCTGAATGGTTTATTAAAGAGACCAAAACAAAGTGCATCCAAAACAGTGGACTTACCTGCACCATTTGTACCAACAATTAAAGTGGTATCACTTTTTTGAAAATTTATTTCAGTAAATTGATTTCCAGTAGAGAGAAAGTTTTTCCATTTAATCTTTTGAAACGTTATCATAATGAGAGGGAAGGATCACAATGTCATTGGGTGATATAATAGTGTACTTGTAACCATGATGCTCACAAGCTTTTATAGCAGGTTCTTCGTCTATTTCAATTGGTTCTACTTCGGTATCTGCAAAGTCATTTAACATTATAGCATATCTTTGTGCGTCGTCAACCTCTTCAAAAAGAAATAATACTTTCTTTCCTGATTTATCGAAGACACAATAAGCCCCGTTATCGACGGCGGTTTCTTCTTGGTTGACCAAAAGGAACATTTAAGCTATTTCGCATGCTTCATTATATATCTCATTAATAAGTTTCTTAAGGTTAGACTTATCAAAATCACCTTCAGACTCTTCGATATACTTACTAAGAATAGAAATAGTATTTTCAGATTCTTCAATCTGGATGTTCTCGGCATCTATCATCTCAAAGTTTTCAACAACCTTAAGATCATAAACATTTACTGAGAGCAGTTTGTCGATAAACTTTTCAAAGTCCTTTTCACTACTCTTCTTTCTAACAATAACTTTAACAATTTTATTTTGATATTTGCTAAAGTTAAAAGTTTGTCTAGGGGTATCTTCGTAATAGATGTGTTTGTATATTGAAAAAGGATTATTGATAGCAGTAGTTTCTAGGGTATCTAGATCTAGTATATGGAAACCACGAGCATCATTTACGTCATTCCAATAGATCTCGTAAGGGTTGCCTAGGTAGTAGACAGTTCCATTATTTGATCTTGTATGAAAATGTCCAGAGAATACTTTATCAAACTTGTTAAGAATGTCAACTTCTATACTACCATGCTCCATAACAACATGATGATTAACCTTAAATCCTTTGAGTTCAAGGTGTCCCATTGCAACTTTGGATGATGTATTCTTAATACATTCTAAACTTTCTTTTTCATTTTCCTTATTAATCCAAGGTAAGAATAAGATATCACGACCACCAATACTTACTTCTTGGGGATTTGGATAAATTTTTACATTGTCATACTCTCTTAAAAATAATCCGACACTTGTTAAGTTGTTTGTATTTTTATAATAGGCAGTATGATTACCAACAATCGTATGTACTTCAATTCCCATCTCAGCAAGACGATCATAATAATGTTTCTTTGCCCAATCAAGTGCCCAGAAATCAATACCACGGCGATTGTCAAAGGTATCGCCCATGTCAATGAGTGTTGTAATCTTAAGTTTCTCTAGTGTTGGGAAGAAAACTTCATTATAAAAATCCA